ACTGTGAGCGGGACCCCGGTCAGGTTCTCGATGTTCGAGGACGAAAGCTGAAGTTCGTTGACCTTGCCGAAGGTGGATTGGGTCAGGGTAAGCTGGACGAACGCGCCGCCGACCGAGGTGTCGACGGTGAGCAGGTTGTTGGCCCCGCCTGAAAGGTCGCAGGTGACCTCGCCGTCGCTGCAGGTGAACACCGAGCCATTGGCGCCGATGCTCAACTGCAGCGTCGCGCTGGCGGGCGCGGCCATGAGCGCGAGCGCCGCCGCCAAAACAATTCTCTTCATCGTCCCCACTCCTTTGTTAAGAGCCGCCGCCCGGCGGCCCATTGTCCCCGCCGCCGGGCGGCGCGGTAATCACGGCCTTGGCCATGTCGGCGACGACCTGGGCCATGTCGACCTGGTGGTCGAGCGCGAGGCCGGCCTGCTGCACCCGGAGTTTTTCGGCCTCGTAAGCCTGCTCCTGGGCGAGCTTGTCGCGGCGGAAGGCCTCGTCCAGCGCCGTCTTCTGGGCGTTCTGCTGCTGGTCGCCCATCGCCTTGGCGGTCTGGCTCTTGACCCGCTCGAGATTGGCGCGCGCGGCGATCGTCATCGCATCGGGCTCCTTCGGCGCCGACTGGATCGCCTGCAGCTGCTCAGGCGTCGGCATCTTGAAGTAGCGCGACACGTTCTTGATGTTGGCGATCGAGAGCATGTCGGTGATCGTGTTCAGCATCTCGGGGATGCCGACCACTGGATTGTTCGGCCCGAACTGCGAGAACACCATCTGCTGGTCGTTCTTGATCTGCTGCAGGGTCATCATCCGAACGGTGTCGGAGCCCTTGCCGAGCGTCGGGTTGACCTCGACCGACATGTCGGCGTCGAACATGCTGGTGTGATAGGTAGCCCATGAGCCGTTGACGCGCAGCGTCCGCGCCTGGTTCTCGTTCTCGACGATCTCGTTGAACAGGCCGTGGAACAAATCCCTATAGCCCGTCTCAGCGAGCACCCGGGCGACGAGCTCAGTGCGCTCCTGCTGGCCGTTGATGATCGCCTCGACGCCGATCTGGGTGCTGCTCTGCAATTGCTTGGGATCGAGGCCGCGCGCTGCGTCGCTGAGGCCGGTCCTGCGCTGCTGGACGGCGTCGAGATATTGCAGGATCGGAAGCGCCGCCTGGCCAACGAAGGGAGTGGTGGCGAACTGGACCGCATTCTGCGGGTCGCCCCTGGTCCTGATCACCGCGCCGAGATCGTCGTTGAGAGCATCGTCGAGATTGGTGACGAGCTCGTTGACCACCGTCTTCGGGTTGATGCTCTCGGCCAAGCTATCCAACACGCCCCGCGTCATGTTGGTTTTGATCCGCTGGATGTCGATCGTGAGGTCGGCGATGCTGTCGCCAACGAGAGTGTGGGCGATCGGGTCGCAGGAGAAGAGCGCGAACTTGATCCGGTTCGCCGGCTGGTCGCTGACGATCGCGTGCGCTTCGCCCATGGTGCAGACGTAGCGCAGCTCTGCAACCCCATCGCCGTCGCTGTCGACGCGGACATACCACTCGCCGTACATCACGCCATCGCCGACGCGGCTTGACATGCCCCGCCCAGGATTGCGGATCATGCTCTCCATCGTGAAGTTGTGGACGTCCTGGGTCTGGAGGTAATTAGCGCACAGGTCGCGCGGGTAGCCCATGGCGGTGAGCTCGTCGATCGAGACGATGCGCTCGTGGCCGACGATGCGCGACTTGGCGAAGGTCCTCGCATAACGATCAAGGCGCATCTCTTCCGGCGGCACGCCCTCGACCCGGGTGATCGGCTTGTTCTGGGTCCCCTCGATCGTGACGTCGAGGCCGCCGGCCTCATTCTGCTGCAGCGAGCCCGGCACGACCTTCGCCGTCGGGTCCTCGCCGAGCAGCATCTGCAGCTGCTCCATGGTGATGTTGACGAACTGCTTGCGCTTGATCTCCTTGGTGTTGTCGGTCCACCATTTGACGTAGCCGGTGCGAACGGTCAGCGCGTCCTTGAACGCGCCGTAAAGGGTCAGGAAACCGGCGTTGTCATGCCAGAAAACATAATTGACGTAGTTGGTCGCCTGTTCGGCCATCGCATCGTCTTGCGGGCTGCGCGGCACCAGCGAGATGACGTTCTCGGCCGCCGCGAAGATGCGCACCAGCGAGGGCAGCATCATCAAGATCGCGTCGCGGACGTCAGTCGAGATGAACGAGCTTTTCGACGGGCCTTCGGTGGGGCCGAGGATTTCCTCGTAAGTGGCGTTGGGGTCTTCGACGATCAGCGTGTCGCTGTAGCCGGTCGTGCTTAATGACGGCAGCATTCCGTAATAATATTTTTGCGCCTCGTCGCGCTTGGGCGCGAGGACGCTGTTCTCATAGTCCCGGCTGTCGGTGATCAGCGCGTGGATGAATTGTTTGTAGGTGTCGGGATCGCCGGGATCGTAACTGTTCGGCGTCTCGCCGTCTTTGAAGGTGTAGAAGAGGCGCTCGATGGCCACGGTCCAACTTGCTCCGGGAAAGACAGCCCAGCGGAAAGCTGGTCCCAGAGCAGACCGAATGCGGTCACCTTATCCTGATTTTGCGGGTTCTGTCATGTCCCCGTTAGTTGAGCGCGGCGCGGGCCTTGGCCAGGGCGTCGACCCAAGTCGGGCCTCGGTAATCGCCGCCGTGAACATGATGCAGCGTCCACACGCTCTTGAACTCGGGGTCGGCGGCGATCTCGTCGAGCCGGTTCACCAGCCCCTCCAGCGCCTCGTTCAGTTCGCGCATGCGGCCAATCACGGCGGCGATCTCGTCCTCGCTCATACGATGCCCCTGATCTTGCGCCGCATCGGGCCGCGCCTCAGCATCGAGGCCGAAAGCCCGCTGACCAGGTGGAAGCCGACGGCGGCGGTCTGGAAGGCGTCGGCGCCATGCGAGTTGTGCGTTACGGCGCCGTTGGCGAGCGTCCACCAATGCCCAGGGTCATCAACTGTCAGGCACCACACGTCAGCCTGACGAGGAAGCCTCGTGACGCTTTCGACGCCGATCGCGGCTTTTGCAAAGGAGGGAGCAGTATTTCGACGAATGGCCGGTCTTCCTAACAAGACCCGCAAAAACCTTTCCGCAATGAAGGCAAGCCATCTCCTCGCGCTTCCATTGTTCCCAGCTTCTCGCCTTGGTGGCGTGACGCCTGTGCCATTCCCGTCCTGTCTCGGAGCGGTGCCACTCGGCGGCCCTCTCGCGGGCGAGATCGCCGATCGGATTGGATAGCCCACGGGCGTCCCGGTTGCGCCAGGTCCATTTGAGATGTTCGCTCGCAGACATGCATTCGAGGTTCTCAATTGAATTGTTGGAAACATTGCCGTCGCGATGGTGGATATGCGATCCTTGAGGCCTCTCCCCGAAAACATGCTCCCAAACATCGACGTGGAGCCGCTTTCTTGCCCCCGAAAGATAACGCTCGCGCTTGTACAGGCGGTAGAGAATGCCATTGAAATATTGCGTCGCCGTGTCAAGGACGACAGGATCATGGAACTCGGCCCGAGGTCTTCCGCGTATGTCCACCCGCTTGCTGTCAAAAACAAATGATCCGCCGTGCAGTTCACCGTAAGCCCGTCGCTGAACGTGACCGCCACAAGTGGGGCATCTAGCCTCGTTATCCTCGGTTCCCGATACGGCCTCCACCCGCATGGCGTCAAAACCTCTCCCGTTTCTGGTAGAGATTTGATAGGTTGCGGACCACATTTCGTCAAAACAATTGTGTCGCCTTCAACGCAGTGAGGCCCTGGCCCATGCACCGGCTGGCCCATCGCGCTCTTATGGTAGCCCCTGAGCATAGCGAGGCCGACCTTGCAATTGACGGCGTCGAAATAGGCCGAGCCGAGCAGCGCGCGGGCGGCGTTGATGCCGTCCTCCTTCGAGCGGATGCGCGGCACGGTGATGATCGGCTCGTCGCGCGGGATCAATTCGCCCAGCGTCGCGCGCCGGCTCTTGGCCGACGAGATTTCGCGCGCCTCGACGTCGTGCGGCAGGAGGTGGCAGCGGTACTCGAACCCGCCCTCGACCGCCTTCTTGCGCAACCAGCTCGTCCAATAGGCGAAGTCCTTGCCGACGCCCATGACGTAGTCGACGAAGTGGACCTCCTTGCCGACGTTCTGCCACAGCCAGATCGAGGTGTAGTCGTGGACGCCGAGGTCCCATGAGCTGATCACCGGCGCGGCCAGATCGACCGGCACCGGGCAGACGCGGCCTTGGATGGTGAGCGCGTTCAGGGCCTCGGCGAAATAGGCGCCCTCGACCGGCGCGTCGAACGAACACTCCATCTCGCGCGCGTACTCGTCGGCGCTCATGTCCTGGGTGAGCTCTTTGGCCTCCGAGTAGGCGAGCGCCTCCTCGCCGGTTTCCGACAAGGGGATCAGGAACACGTCCCAACGCTCGTCGTCGATCGCGCGCAAGCGGAGCGCGTTGAAATGGTCGTCGCCATTGCTCGTTCCGCTGACGATGGCGAAGCCGCGATAGTCGGCCAGGCACGGCCTGACGACGGTCGAGAACACCGTCTTCTGCAGCAGCGGATATTCGTCGAGGACGATGCCGTCGAAGTACATGCCGCGCATTCGTTCATAGGCCGACATGCCGCCGTAGAGCTTGATGATCGCGCCGTTGTGGGGAAGGACGATGGCGAGCTCGCCCTCGAGGAAGCGCACGCCCTCGATCGGCGCGGTGTATTGCTTGAGGTAGCTCCAGACCAGGTCCTTGGCCTGCTCAAACGAGGGGCCGACGTAGCCGTAGCGCGGCGGCGGCCACTCCCGGCCATTGAGGTAAGCCGCGCGCACCAGGTGGTTGGCCAGCGCGACCGTCTTGCCGGCGCGGCGGTGGGCGCAAACGAACACCCACCGCTTCTCGGTCGCGTGCAGCTTGAGGAAATGCCGGCGCGGCCTATACGGTATTACCAGCGGCGCGTTGTCGTTGGCTGCGTCGGCGAAGGTCATAACGTTCGTTTACAGGGTCTTGCGGGGGCAGCGAAGGGAGGCCATTGCGGTAGTCATCCTTCATAACGGCGCGCGTGAAGAAAAACGCCGGCCCCCGCAAGAGGGTAGATCAGCGCGGCGGGTAGGTCTTGGTCGTCCAATCCATCGTCTTCGGGTCATAGACCGAGACGACATACTGGCTGGCGAACTCTTCCGGCACCGGCGCCGGCTGATAGACGTCTTCCGGGACATCCGTGCCGCCCTGCGGCGGGACGATCGGTTGGCCGCTTGGGTGTCCGCCGCCATAAATCGGGCCGCCGCTGGGGTACTCGCCGCTGCCTGGAGGCCGGTTGCCCGGGTGCTCGCCCCCGGTCGACCCCGACCCCCAGCCGGGGTCTACAGGACCGCCCCACGACCCGGGAGGCCGATTGCCGGGATGGCCGCCGGGATAGCTGCCTGGCGGGCGGTTCCCCGGATGCAGGCCGGTCCAGCCGCCGCCAAAGCCGGGATCGACCGGGCCGCTCCAATTCGGGCCGCCAGGCGCCGGGCCGCCGCCGACCGAAAGATCCGCATTGAAGATTTCGCCTACGATAACGACGCGCGTCATGGGGGAGCCTCCGCGAAAGTCGAGAGCCCTGGCCGGGCTTATCACGGCTATGTGACAGGGTCATCGGTATTCCGTAATCCCCAGGCGCTCGTAGACCTTTCGCATGCGGGAACTGAGCGCGGTCGAGCCGCCGCAGGTCTTTCCCTTGGCCTCGTAATGGGCGCGCGCGGCGGTCAAAGTCTCGGCCGCGTGGCCCTTGCCGGGCTCTTGGCTCTTGATCGAGTAGAGCGTCGCCCAATCGTCGCCGACGCCGAAGTCGGCCACGCACGACTTATGCTCCACCGCTCGAGAGACATCCCGAGGACCGTCACGCGCCTAGGGTTCGTCATGCGGCCGGCAGCAGCCTCATGGCGTCGGCGCGCAGCCGCTTGAGCTCGTAGAGCGCCCCCAGGCGGGCGATGCGCTTGGGCATGTCGGGCAGGCTAATCATTCTCGATCGTCCCCTCGATCAGCGGCGGCTCGCGGCGATTATCTTCGGGGTTGAGCCAGGTCAGCGTGAGCGCGCCGCCCTTGGAGGGCATCTTGAGCTCGAGGTCGCCGGCGTGATGGAAGCCGCGCCGTTGGGCCGCGCGCGACTTCAAGAACTCCTTCGCCGCCGCGAGCTGGTTCGAATAATGCTCGTCGTCGTCGAGGCCCCGGAACAGGACGCCGAGCGACTGGTCGACGCCGCGCGCGACCACTTCGTCGAGCGCGCGCCTCAAGACCGGCGTGTTCATCACGAAATTGCGCAATTCCTCGCTGTCGGCGTCGATCTCCTTGGCGACCGCGCGGATATCGCCGTGGCGAGCGATGATCATCGGCCGAAGCGCGTCGGGATCGAAACTCATCGGCCCTTGCGCGGGGCCTTGCGGCTCATGCGCGGCTCTTGGGTGTCTTTGGTTGGCGGCGGCATGACAGCGCTGCGGGCCTTCGGCGGGAAGAAGTCATTCGCCACCCCGCCCTTGAGTTTCGGGGGGCGCTGCGCCGGGTTTCCCGGCGGCTTGGCGGTCGATCCTCGCGACAATTTTGCCATTGAAGTCATCCTCTCCGTTCAAGAACCTCGCCGCGCGATGGGACGCAAGTGCAGCTGTCGAAGACGGCTTTGTTCTGCATCGCAGCCAGGTAATCGGCGTACTGGCCGATGCCTTGGTAGGACTGCTGGTTTGGCCGCGACCCCAGCATCTGCTGCGCCAGCCCATGATGTTGCGCGAGCTGCTGCGTCTGGTAATGGGCGGCCAGGGCCTGCTGCTGGCTGGCGAGGGACCGCAACTGCGCCCTCAGCGTGTCGCGCTCCTCGCGCAGGCTTTCGACCTCCTTCATCAGCGCCCAACCTGTCTTGCGCCAAAAATCGAGCGCGAAGGAGACGACCCTGTCGTCGGGCTTGGGCGCAGGCGGCCGGGCCTTCAAGGGAAAGACGACAAACGCCAGCAGGCTTCCGATCAGTGACATGTCCTTTTTCTCCTCTCGTGCTCCTCGCCGATTGCCGCCGCCTCTTCCGGCGTCACCGCAACTATGCTCTCTCTGACTTTTTTCGCCAGCCATTCGAGGTAGCTCTCGGGCGTCATCTGCTCCAGGCAGACAAAGCGCGCGACGAGAACCATTACCGCCATGCCGCGATCGAAGCGGCTGTCGAAGACGAGCTCGTCGTAGAGGCCGTCGAGGAAGGCGTCCGACAGGAGCCACGCGGCATCCTTCTTGTCCTCGGCCTGCTCACGCATCGCCATCTCGCTCGCGCCGATCGGCGCATTCGTCGCAGAACAATGCGCTCTTCCCGTCGCTCGACCAATACGCCCACGGATGCTCGCCGAGAAGACGGCCGCAGAACTCGCAGCGTTCGGCCTCGACGACCGCGATCGGGGCGTCGAGGTCGGCGAGGTTCTCATCGTCGGTCATGCGCTGGATCATCAGCCGGTCCTTGGCGTCGGCTCGAGGAGATCTCTGACGGCGGCGGTGAACGCCTGCGCGCGGGGATCGACGGGGTCGAGGCCGGCGACGAGTTCGAGCGCGTCCTTGAGCAATTCCCGCTGGGTCTTCTTGCCGTGCCGGCGACGCCAGGCCATGTGTTCGCGCTGGTAGCGGCGCTTGTTGTCGTTGGCCAATCTGAGATTGTCATTGGCGACGTCGCTCAATTGGCCGCCTCCCCTTTTGCCTTCACGAGAACGGTATTCCCGTCTCTGTTAACTATCTAACTATGTTAACACTACAACGGCGGCGTTTCTGCCGCCCGTCTACTGTTCAAGACCTAACATTTTGGGGCGTCAAGCAACAAATTTGTGGGGCCAACTTGCCTCGGAACCCATGCGAGGTACTTAATGTTGCTTTTGGCGGCTTAAGTGTTTGTGACATCGTCAATCGCCCCGATTTGCGTTATCCACAGCCTCGGAGTTCACGTCGTCGGGGAAGGCGTGGAACGTCTCGAAAACGACCTCGACCGAGCGCGGGATCGGAGCCTTGCCCTGCAGCCAGCGCCTGAGCGTGATCGGCGAAACCTTGAAGAACTCCGCGACCTCGCGGTAGTGGGGCGTCTCCCCGTTCATCCGCCGGCGGCGGAAACATTGTTCGATCAAATAATTGAGCCGCTCCTTGGTCATGACCGCCGTCCTCCCGGCAACGGTCATTGCGAAGCGCCGCCGCCAATCGTTAGACGTCTAAATCGCACGCGCCGGGTCTGCCCACCTCGTAAAACTACGAGCTACAGGCCGACTATGCGCAATATGACGCCCGCATATTTACGCATGTTGGCGCGGGTGCAACAAGAGCGAATGTCAACATCCGGCGAGCCTGACCCGCGCGTCATCGTGCCGATCCCGCGCAAACTCATCAAGGAGATCGACGAGTTCCGGTGGGCCAACCGCATCCCATCCCGCGCCGCAGCAATCCGCGAGCTGATCAAGCGCGGCCTCAAGGCCAACCACAGGCCTAGGTAGGCCAGCCCGGCCAGCGACGGCTCAACTCAAGCGGCAGCTCGCGCTTCCAGAAATATTCCGCAAAGGCCGCAGCCTGCGCAAAGGTTTCGTAGGAACCCAAATAACGCCCATCCCGCGACCGCTTCACATACCAGCGCATGCGCTTGTAAATATGCGGCTTGGGCTTCATGGCCGGCGCTTCTCCAGCCTCCGCCGCCACCCGAGCTCCCGCCAGGACGCAAGCCTCATTCCCCGCTCCCTTGCGGTTGCCCTGCGGCGAGGAGGGCGGCCTTGATGATAGCGAACGCCTCCAAGTCGTCCTGATCCTCGATAGCTTCGCGGACTGCCTCCAGCGCCGCCACAAGCTCGGCGTTGCGGGCAAGGAGGATCTCCACGAAATCGCGCAGCGTATCCTCGCCGCACGCCTCGAATACGCGCGCAATCTCCTCAACGCTCGGCTCGCTCATTCCCCGCCCCCTTCCGCCGCCCCCGCCACTTCGGCAAATAGGTCCGCATGTACTCCCGCTGGTAGGCCTTCCGGTCGAAACGGGTTTCAGCAGTTTTGGCAGGAGCCGGCACATCAACCCGAGCCCGGCGCTCGCGCTTCACAGCAGGAGGCGCTTCCCCGTCAGGCTCCTCATAATAAACACGCTTCGCCCCAGTCGATTTCAAAGCCTCAATAGCAACCCGCCGCCGACGCTCCTTGTCAGCCGCCGCTTCAGCCTCAGTCACATACCTAATAAGAGCCACCGCAACACCTCCGGTTGATAAGTCTTATCATAGTTACGTGATAAGTCTTATCATAGGCGATACCCTATACGCGGCCCGGCTGTGGTTTGGTATTGGGAGGAGTGGTAGGATGGGTACCCCCCTTCGGGGGCCTCCCCCCAACAGGGTCCCATAGGGGGGTCATTTCGGTTCTACAGAAGACAGCGAGGGGGACCCAAGCAACGGTTGTGCTACGCTCGATCGTTGCAACGACGCCGCATAGCCTCAAGCGCCCTATGTTAGCGCCTCGTATTCCACGTTGGAATACGATATGGCCTGTACCCTATTGATATCGTTGGGTTGCAATCCCGCACGGTGCGGGACAACCGAGTGATATACCTCTGGTGCATGGCTCAGGGCTAACATCACGGTTGTGTGCGGGTTGAGCTGGTTGCAGGCTGAGGCGCTGAAGATATATCCATCGCCCGATCCTGCCAGCTATTGACAAACTCCACAAGCCAGCAACCCGCAGATCAGGTGATTATCCGAAGCGCGTCGTCGACGCATGAGCTCGACAATATTGCGACGGTTGTCATACAACTCCCGCAACGCTTTGATATTGCAGTGGAAATTTTTTCGATCGATCGTTGTTTGCCCGGCCGGGCGCAGGTCCGAGGTGCACTTGCCTGTGATAATTCACAGTCCCCGATCGCGCGCCTGTTTGGTGCGCATCATGAGCTTGGCTGCATTCAATCGTCGTTGCGGATCATCGCTATTCAATGCGGCTAGGATGATCACCTGGGCTTTGTCGAGTGCTTTGGCGAGTGTTTCGCTGTTGTTTGCTCGCCAGATTGGCCTGATGTCGATGAGCTGCCTTGCGGCTGCGACGGGCTCGTAGGACTTGAGCGGATGCTTGTCGCGCTGGTCTGCGAGCTGATTGAGCCTAAGCACGATCATGCTTCGTCGCATGCGCACGGTGAGCGACTGGCTATTGGCGACGATCTGCGCTTTGCCGCCCCAACCGGCCGGCGCGGGCTTGATCCTGAGGCGTTCCTTGGTTTCAAGCTTGGCGATGATCTCGTCGAGGTGTTTGTCGCTGGCTCGCCTGCGTTCGTTGCGGCCAAAGCCATACTCGCTGCGGTTCCTGATGTTCATTGCGTTGCAGCATTTGACGCATCGCGGCGCATCATCGATCAGGTAGAGCGTGGATGCGAGCTTGGCGCACTTCGGGCAGAGGAAATAGCTGTGACCGCCGCCATGCTTGAGCGTGGTGTGCGCTGTACCCATTAGCCTGGTCTTACCGTCGGGAAATGGGATCAGCGCCTCGCGCTTGGAGGGATCGATCACGCCCATGGCGCGGAAGCGCGACACGCGGATCTTCTCGAACTCGTCGAAGAAGCGTCTCGTGTCGGCGTCAGCGCGTCGCTTGCCCATAGTTTTGCACGATAGCAAATCTGCACGAGCAGTAAAGATTGCGCGTGGGCCAACACTAGGATTATCGTTCGGCGATAACACGGGAGGAGACGTTTGTCCCACAAGTCGGAGTACATGGCGCCGTACATGCGCGACTATCGGGCGTGGCAAAAGGAGGCGGACGCCATCATGGCCCTGCCGCTGAACAAACGGATGATGGCCTGCATGGACCTCTTTTCGCGCGACTTCGACCGCATCATGCGAGAAGGCGGGAAACGTCATCACGCGCTGATGCAGCGCATCCGCGCAGCGCAATGAGCATCGGCCGTTATCTGTACGCTTTCGGACCAAAAAGTTTTCAGCCAGGCCCTTGGAACACGCTGGGTTCGCACACTATTTTGCTTCGCCAACTCTTCCGCAGGGAAGGGAACGAGGGATGGACAACGACAAGATCCTTCTGCAAATCAACAGCATCGAATTGCAGCTGCTCCTGTCGCCGTTTCTGGCTGCGAGCGACGTCAGCGCTGCAATGGAGTTAGCGGCCCTGGCGCGACAGCTTGCGGCCGAGCCAAAAGAGGCTAGCCCTTCAGCCGCCGAGGCGGGAGCCACAACGGAGCATTGACATGGACGAACTGAAAGCGACGGTCGAGACGCTGATTGATCTTGACGAGCCCGAGGCGCTGCTCTCGACGCTCAGGAGCGCAGCGCAGCGCAAGTCAGGGCCGCGCTGGCAGGCGCTCGCGAAGGCCCTCCACAAGGCCGAGGTCTGCCTGATCATGGACGAGAAGCCAGCGCCCGCTGAACAGCCTGCTGACGCCGAGGCGAAAGCGGAGTAAGCTACGCGCGCGTTTGGAAAGCGTACCCCCTCAGATTGGCCGGGCTAACTCTCGGCCTTTTTCTTTTGCGCGCGGCACAATCGATTGTGCTAAGAAGTTTAGTCAGCCCCAAGCCCATGAGGAGCTGACCCGATGACCAACCAGCCGCCATCGAAGCATACCCCGCCGCCGCCAGCCAAGCATGAGGCGGGCAAGCACGAGCAGCATCGGGATCATCCGCCAGACACGAGGCCGCCGGTTGCGGCGGCGCCGGGCAAGCCGCACGACAACGCTTCGCCGCAACGACATGTTGACCCGCAAGAGGCCAAGCTTGAGCTGGCCAAGCGCGACCAGCATCTCGATCCCCAGGACCATAAGCCCAAAGGGCCGCCGCTCGCGTTCGTTCCTGAGCCCGCGCTTGATCCGCGCGCCGAGAAAATTCCGGTCGGGGCTTATGTCGACGGCATGACCATCGCCGACGAGCAGCGCGCCCGGGCCGCATGGATCGAGGCCCACGGCATGAAGGCCTATCACGAGGCGGTCGACGAACGCACCGATGAGGAGAAGGCCAAGAAACAGGTGCCGGGCGTCACGCCGCCAACCAAGCGGGAGTGAAGGCAATGCGCGAGCCTGACTTCGCCAGCGCGGTCGCCCTCTGCTGCAAAATCCACTACGCCAACGCCAACATGGCGGCCGAGATGGCGGCGATCGTCGCCGCGCTGGGCAGCGACAATACGACGCATGACCGGACCATCGAGGCCCCGGCTGCAGGCTCCGCGCTTGTCATTGCGCCGCCCAATGGGATCGCCGCCCCCACTGCGGGATGGAGCACCCGGTTCGGCAACGACATCCGGCTCCTGATCAACGAGGCCAAGGGCGGCAATTTGAACAACAGCCAGATCATCTCCGGCCTCGATGACGCTCTCGGCGTCGTTCACAAGCCGGGTGTGATCGACGTCCCCTATGCGTCCGCCAACGCGAGCCCGCCGATCGTCGGCACGGTGGTCAGCGTCACCAACGGCAATTGGACCGGGGCGCCGACGGGTTACGCCTACCAGTGGAAGCGCGACGGGACGACCAATCTCGGCACGGCGGCCAATTACACCCTGGTCAGCGCCGACATCGGCGGCCACCTGATCACTTGCGTCGTCACCGCGACCAACGCGCAAGGCTCGACCGTCGCGCCGCCGTCGAACGCCATCTCGACTTAAGGGGACGCCCATGCCGGTCACCAACCTCACCGACAGCCTGCCCTGGTGGGCGGGCCAAGGCGGGCCTCAGGGCGGCCCTGGAGCGGCTCCAATGGGTGGGGGCGCAGCATCAGCCCCTGCAGGCGGACAACCCCCTGGCTCAAGCTCTACGGACTGGCTCTCCTACCTGTCGCAGATGTTCGGCATCTCGCCCGCGCAGGCCGAGCAGCTGATGACCGCGCAGAACGGGGCCGGCGTGACGGCGGATATGCCCTCGCCGAACGCTCAGAATGTGAACATGTTCAATCTGACCAGCGACGACTTTAAGCCGCCGCCGGGGCCGAACGCTGGCCCTGGGCCAGGCAACGTCGGCCCGGTCAATGGCTTCCTGGCCGACGGTAGCCAGACGCCGCCCAACGGCCGCCCGCCCACGCCAATCACAGCCAGTCTCACAGGCAGACCCGAGCCCAATCAATTCCTGACCGGCGGCCCTGAGCTGGCCGCCGCTCTAGCGCGACCGCCAGGAGGCGGACCAGCCGCACCGCCCATGCCCAATCAATTCCAGACCGGCGGTCCTGAATTGGCCGCCGCCCTGGCGCGGCGGCCCCCAGCGACAGCGCCTGCGTCTCAGCAGTTCATGCCTTGGCGCGGCCCGATGGCGGGAGATAGCCCGGCGAACAATGCGGCGGCCGGCGGCGCTGGGGGCGTGGGCGCGACATCGAACCCGCGCTTCGTCGGCGTCGATCGTCCCAATGCGCCGGCAGAGGGCGGCCCTTATGGGCGCAGCGGCTTGCAGGGGACGGCGCTCAATCTCGCCGGCCTGTTCAATCGCGGGCAACCGGTTAATCCCAACGTCCCCGCCGCCAACGCGCAGCCGGTGGCGGCGTTGCGCGGCCCACTCGCAGCGCGTCCCGATCTCGCCCAGCGCGTGCCGCTCGACCAAACGCCGATGCCGCCGAAGATGCCGCCCGACGTATTCAGGCGCCGCGCCATGCTGCCGAATTATTGAGGCCGCGCCATGCCGAAGATCCTCGACCGCGTCGTTCGCCAGCTTGCGGCGAAGGGCGTCGATAACCCCTACGCCGTCGGCGTCTCGGCGATGCAGAAGGCCGGCAACCTGAAAAAGGAAACAGTGCAGGCGACCAAGCAGGGCATTCGACGCGGCGACATGACGCCGGCGCAGCGCGAGAAGGCGAGACGCGCGAGAGCCAAGTAGTGTTAGATATTTGACCACTTGCGATCGGCGCGAATAACTCACGCTTTCCGCTTGATGCGCGGTTAGCCCACGCGCATCCTCATCGCACGAACTGACGCGACGAGGGATCGCATGCGCAAGCCACTGAGCCCACAGGAACGGATCGACCGCACGCATTGGGAGGCCCTGGTGCGCGGGATCATCGCCCAGATCGGCCCCGAGGCGCTCGCCGACGTGATCGAGTACGTCGTCGCCGAGATGCGCGCCGAGGCCATGCGGCTGCGCAACTACGCGCTCGAAACCCACCGCCCCGAGCATTGAAGAGGTTCAGCGCGGTTTAGACGCGCTGAACCTCCCTTGCCATGCTACGCCATACAACGCTGCGCCTTGCCAAGCCACGCCCAGCATGGCTACGCCAAGTCCAAGCCATCACTTCGGCGCCCGGCGCGTGACGGCCTTAAACAGACAGTGGGTCAGGAAGTCGACGACCTGGCGCATCAGCTCGAGCTCCTTTTCCGCCTTCTTCTCGGTGAGCGTCCCCTTCTCCACCCACTTCGGATAGCAGCGTTGCCGGAAAGCGACCTCGCGTCGGCAGCAGGCCAGGAGCTCGTTGAGATTGACCTCATGCCATTCCATCGCCGGATCGCTGATCTTGACCATCAGCGCGCGATCGTCGCGCTTGTCAGGAAACGCCTTCACCGGCCACGTCCTCCTTGTAGGTCTTGATCATCGCCAGACAGACGGCGCGCAGTTGCTTGAGATGCACTCCAACCGTCAGCTCATCGCCTCGGTAGGCGGCCTCGCCGATTGACCGGCAGTAGCTCGCCGCCTTGTCCGCGTTGTCGATCAGCTCCTCGAACCCCTGATTGCGCAGGACCGAACGAACCTCTTGCAGCGCCTCGCTCATGACTTGCCACACAGCGCCTGAGCCAGACGATGGATGCGCCACGGCGCCGGTTTGGGGCCGTCCGTCCATTGGCGGATGTCCGTTGCGTCGCGCATAGCCTCCGCGAACGCAGGGTCCTTCGGCCTCGCAGGCGCCAGGGCCTGCGCCCGCGCCTTCGCAAGCGTCTCAATGGCCCACGGGTTGCCAGCCTCTGCCATCTGCTTGAGCTTCGATTTTCCCCTACTCATCTTTTTTTTTCTCGCGCGGCCTATTAAGCTCCAAACCCTTAATGCACTGTACTAACCATTTGAAACTCCAAACCTTTTCTTCTCGAATGCCTCTTTCTTTCTATCCAGAACCGCAGACTTTAGTAAGTAAGGCACCCCTTACCCCTCCAAAACCGATTGGTGGAATAAGGGCGCGTTGACGCAAGCCGTCAACGCGCTCTGAAAACTGGCGTCTTCAAAACGTTGGAATTTTCTGTTAAAGGGCTGGATGAGATGGTCTAGAACCTTCTCACCCGCCAGGGCCTGGGCGGTGTTCGGCCATACGCGCCGCCCAGGTCACTTCATCTCGCTGCCTCCCGTGTGAACTCAAGCGTCTTGAGCGTCTCAGCCGCGCCGACGAGGGCGCGGCTCAAATGGTCGATCACGCTGTCGCGCTCACGCGCGCGCTTGCCTGTCTCGCCGACATGCTGCATCGCCCACTCCACGGCCTCGATCTGCTGCCTGAGCGGCGGGGCGTCGGTCATTGGCGCTGCCCACGCATCATCATTGGCCAGAGATCGTCGAGCCGGATCAGGACGACGGCGGACTTGCCATCGTCGCCGACGCCGCGACGGACCCGCCCGTCACGATAGGCCTCGCGACACAGCTCCTTGAGGCGGTCCACCTTGAACAGGACCCAGCCCATCACCGCGCCGTCCTCGGCGCGCAGCATGACATGCGCCCAAACGCCCGCCTTGGTCTTGGCGATGCCGGATGGAGCGCCGTCCCACTCAAACTCGATGCAGAGGTTGCCGGTGCGCTCCCAGATATAGCTTTCCGCCTTGACCTCGATCAGCTCGATATCCGCGCCGACGAAGAGCTCCGCGAGCCGACGCTCTTGAATTTTGCCCTGCTCCAACTGGATGTCGAACTTGTCGTCATCGTTGAGCCGGAAGCCCATGTCGCTCATTGGCGGACGGCTCCCCAGTCAGCGAGAACTTTGATTGGCTGGTCGCGGCCGGTGCAGAGCGCGTAGGGAATATCGCGCATCGCCATGAAGGCGCGCACCGCGAGCTGGCCTTCCGACAGCTTGCCGCCTTCGGCCTTGAGTTCGATATAGCCGGTGACGTTCCCGAGCTTGGGCGTGATAACCATCAGGTCAGGCAGGCCGGGCGTGAGGCCCGCTTGTCCGAAGGCGCGCTTGTTGGGGATCGCGGCGACCAGCGAGCCGGGGACGCCCAGGGTCAGCCAGTGTTCAAGGACGGCGACGGTGATTGCGTCTTCGGACGGCGCAAAGACATTTTTACGTCGCCGCGCCATCACATGCCTCAGGCTGCTTTTGGGTTGAGCCGCTGGAGTTGCTTGATCAGGCGCAGGCGCTCCTCGATGATCGGCAGCGGGCCGAACATCTCAATCCGCGCCTCGGGCGCGAGCAGGGCGAGCCACCGCAGGGCGAGCTCAAGCGAGGGCGTGCGCCGACCGACCTCGATCGAGATCATGTGCAAGCGCGTGATCCCCAGTTTCTGGGCGAAGTCGCGCTGCATCATGTCGGGGTATTTTTTCTCCCGCAGGGCGACGAGTTCGTCGAGCGGCGGGCGCAGCGGCGGGCGTTTGTGTGGGCGGGCCATCCCAGCAGAATTGCGCCAGGGCCTTTCTTCCGTCAAGCCTATAATCGCGCGCTCCACAAGATCACTCCCAGGTTAGCCCGGGGCCAACACGCCACACCAGGGCATAACGCCCTACTAGTTAGAGATCTAACAACCGCGTGCGAGTGGTAAACACTCTAACATTGCATCATCCACAAGTAATCGCGCCCGCGGTGATTGACAGATTGATGGCACGGGGCAATCCTCATCCTTTGCGAAGAGGCGCGACATGAGCGATAATTCGTCGGCGATCGAGGTCCCTAACCAGTCGGTCGCCGCGCCGCCCCCGGATGCACATCGAGAGCCCCTCGGCGCCGGGGGCGGCGGCCTGCTCGCCATGATCGAGCGGCTCGCCTCCAACCCGCAGCTCAACATCGACGTGTTCGACCGGCTGTTGAAGGCCAGGCGCGAGGAAGAGG